TCTTGCACTAGCAACGCCATTTGAGCGTCAGTTAATCCTTTATATTCTTCTTCTTCTGTTTCTACTTCTTCTTCTGCGTAAACTTTGACGTAGCCGTTCTTTGACAGCAATGCGTCTTTAAACCACACATAGAATACTTTGAAGCCTTCGTTGCGCTCCATCACAATGTGGTTCACATAATCTGTTTCTTGCTCTGCTGCCTCTTGGTCTTCAGGACTCTTAGGGTCAAAGCTAACTACTGTGTCGCCTGATACGAATATCTTTAGCAACTGTGGCAATGCAGCCTCAATGGTGTCTTGCACATCATAAGATACAACTTGTGAGCGACCTTCTATCTCGTTACCAAATGGCTCGCCTAAGTAGTAATTGATGGCTTGCGCTCTGTCATCAGCTAATGCAGAGTCGTTGATACCATACGAGATGTTCTCGTTCTGCACGATGAGTGCAAGTATTTCTCCGTCTGACTTTTTCATACGATTCCTATGTTCGAATATTCAATTTTCTTATTAGCCCAGCTCTCGTTCTTCATGCCATCTAATGAGATAGCCATATATCTGAAAGCATCAGCACCATGCGAGTATTCATCATGCAATGGCGCACCAGGCTCATTAGTAGCACTGTTGATAGTTCTTCTGTAGTTCTTTAAGCACTCTAACAATCGAGTAACTGATTTATCGAAATAGACTCGATGAAAGTTCATTCTAGCGATACGAATCCCATGTTCAATATCTGACTTTGGAACTATTCTTACATCCCAGCCATTTCTACGCATGATTTCTTCTGCTGAAGTACCATGCTTGAAGTCTTTTGCCTGACCATCATGTGGTAAGTACATCTGACCAAAGTTATATGGAAGATTCTTTAATTGGCTTGAGTATGAGTCAAGCGTCCTATGGTCGTCTTCGATATATCCTATAATGCGAGCCTCAGATACACCTCGCTGAACAAGAATAATGGTCATTGAGTCATTCCATCCCAAGTCCATCACAATATGAACCTTCAGTGTAGGGTCATATGGGACATTGGTTACTCTGCCATTCTCTTGCGCTTCTCTAATCTCATTAGCATAGATAGCGCCATCCTTAGCTGCTTTACAGTTGCCTTCCCATATATTCTCATAGTCAGGGTTAGTAGCCTTGCTGTGTAAGCGCTCTTCCTCTAGCGTTCTTGGAAACCAAGGATTGTCAGACCAGTTAATCTTTACTACGGCTGCGTTCTCAGGTTTGTTTACAATGAAGCGCTGATATGTATCGTCTGTATCTAAGTCAGGGTTAAAGCTAACCCATATCTCTGATTGCTCTTTACGAATAGTAGGTATTAAGATATCCCAAGACTTCTTACTTACTGTCTGAGCCTCTTCTACCCAAGCTATATCACAGCCCTCAAATGACTTAATAGACTCGACTGTGTTAGTAGCCAAGCCTGTGAAACTGAATAGAGAGCCGTTCTGTCCTCTTATCTCAGCTTCTAGTATCTCGTAGAAGTGACCAAGCCCTAATGCTTGTATTTGGTCTGTCAGCAATGTATGAACAGATTGCTTAATAGACTTTTGTATCTCTCGACAGCATAGAATACGCAAAGGACGGTTAGCAGCTAGTATAAGCAATGCTCTAGCAAAGCCCCATGACTTCCCTGAACCTCGACCACCATACGCTACTTTGTAACGATGTGGCTGAAATAGGAACTCTAGCTTACTCGGAAACTGGGCTATTGGTTGCGACAAAAGCTATTCCTATACTCTTTGTGTTGCCGTCTTCATCAACAGTAGTAATCTCTTGTCTTGCTACTGCTTTACCCTCGAATCTGTCAAAGACTTCTTTAATAGCACCAAGCTCACCTTGCTCTGCTTGCACCAATAAAGCCTCTACTATAGCGTTAGCTCTCTTAGCTTCCTCTTGGATGAGTTTTCTCTTCAGAGTTTCGTTTAGTATTCTATTGATTTTACTAGAATGTTTATTGCCTTTATTGACTTCTGCGGCTTTCTCTCTAGCTAATGCTAATTGTTCGTCTTTTGTCATGATTGAGTCCTAATAGGTTGCTCAGTTAGTTAATAAACCTCTTAAAAATAACATAGGTTTAATTGCTTCTAATTGTTGCATTGTTGGAATACCGCCAGATTTGTCTTGCGATAAGATTCTAGCGAGTGTTGTAGCTTGCTGATACATTGGGTCAGCATTGCTATATGTAGTTCCTGCAAGGTTGCCTTGTTGTTCTCTCGTTAAAGATACATTAGGTACGCCCATTGCATTCATATACAGTCTTGCTGCTTCATTTACTCTTACTGCTTCTTTCTCTTTATCAGATAGCTTTGAGTAAGGATTAAGCAAAACATAATTATCTTCTGAAGCCATACCAGCGACTTGCGGATTTGACTTAAAATACACATCTTCGCCTTCGTATAGAGGGCGAGTCCTTTTGTAATATTCTAAATCTAACAGTCCTGGCATGATATTCTCATAAGTTAGTTTGTTTATCTATTCCTACTAAGGGATATATCATTCTGTGATACGTTCCCCACCATTCATTACTGTAATCTGTGTATTGATAATCTTTGAAGCATGGAGTTCCTAGTGTATAGTGAGCTAACTTAGCTTCAGGATTGTATTCGTACTCACCGACCAACCAGTTCCACTCTTTTGGTAATTCACCTATGAATCTCTCTTCGAGCCAGCTAAACCGATGGAGGTATGAGCCAGTAGATTCCATCACCATATTCGGTGTGAGCTTCTTGTTTTGCCAATGATGGCAATTAAACAAAATTACGCTAGACCAGTTCTTACAAGGATAATCCTCGTTCTTCTGCCCTAGATACTTAATTGGATGCTTTGTCTTGTAATCGTGCTTCACTACCCATACAGCTTTGTATGAGTCATCGTTCTTTGCTATTTCGTACAGTTCTTTAACATCACCTAAGCAAGTCATGTCGCCATCACAGAATAATGCAATGCCTTCATAGCCTGTTAAGTGTGGTACTAAGAATCTACTATAAATGAACTGGTTTGAGCCGTCAGTGTGTGTTTCTGTGTAATCTTTTAGAGTGTTCAGTGCTAATGGAGTAAATGATACAGGTATCGTTGCCTTCTCTAATACGGATTGGCAGAAAGTGTGATAAGCCGCAGGCTCTCTTGTATCATAACCGACAAATATGTGTAACATACTACCACTTTACCTTGTTCGCCCACCAACTTGCGCTCATTTTACCCTTTGCTATGTTCTTGGCATGACGAGCTTTGAATGCCTCGTTACGCTTGGTGTTATCAGGACTGCCTTTAACACCTTGCTGTCCGAATCTGATTGTTTTTACTTGGTCACCTTCTTTAGCAACCACTACATGAGATTTAGTTGGATGGTTAGGTGTAGCCTTGGGCTTGTTAAAGCCACTTACACCAGCTCTCGCTAATCTTGGGTCTTTCTTCATTTCTTCTTCGCTGTCTTGGCTGCTTGCTTGAATGCCTTGGCGGTAGGAGCGCCTTTAGCGCCTGGCTTACGCATCTTCTCACCAGAGCCTTCAGCGATTCTCTCACGCTTTCTCCTGATGTTCTCGTAAAGTCCAGTTTTCATTTCTTTTTAGCCTTTGGCTTTGCCATTGTCATCTTTTTACCTGACTTCATGGCATCTTTCTTAGCCATCTCCATACCTTTTTTAGTGTATGCGTACTTTTTATCTCCGACCATTGGCATGATTATTTTCCTTTTTTAAGTTCACTGCGTACAATTTCACGAATCATCTTGTCTAGTTCTGCTTGCTTTAGCTTCTTCTTTTTCATGTCGATAACTTCTTCTTGCTTCTCTAGTTGCTTGTATGCTGAAGATTTCATCATGATTATTTGCCCTTCTTTTTGCTCATGCCTGCTTCAGATAGAGCAATTGCTACAGCTTGCTTTTGAGATTTAACTACCTTGCCACCCTTACCACTATGTAATTGACCTTTACCAAACTCTTTCATGACTTTGGATACTTTGGCTTGCTTACCTGCTTTAGTGGTTGGCTTCTTCATATAATCTCCAGAAATAAAAAAAGCCACATTAAGTGGCAAATTTTGGACGCAACTTCCCCGTCATGCTCGAATTCTCTCATACTTTTGCAATTTTGTCAAGTACTATGTTCATATTAGATGCTTTTTCTCTAGTCTTGTTGCTAA